CTGACCATGCATCAAGCCCGTATTAAAGAAGGGGCAGTAGTCGAATTCGCACAACCCGGATTCTGAGAAATCGGATCTCTTTCGTGCGACCCATGGCTGGGAGTTAATGAAGATCTTGTCTTCATGGGCGAAATTTTTACCCAAACTCTTTCGAAAACCAGCATTCTTGATATGATCACACCAGACAACATATTGTGATTCACGGCAACGAAACAAAATATCGTCGCCGTTTACAAGAATCGGAATTTTACGGTAATCTTCCACATGAGGGAATAGCGCTAACCAACTGACGCAAAAGTTGACAATGCAGAGAATCGGAAAGCTCAAGGTTGAGCCCATCAATTGGCCATTCTGCTGCACGCACGCGTTGAGATTTTCCATATCCCTGCCCAATAAAACATCGGCGGGGCTGAGCGAAGCTGTTCGAAGCTCCTCGGACTCAACATAGTTCTTGGGATAATGCACCAAATGCGGCTCAATACACGCATCAAGAACGTAACGATACTTCAAGATCGTTTCTGGGTCGCAGCCCTGCTGCTCGTATGACGTCATAAGTTTCTCCATCATAATCCCGTGACAAGCTCGCGTCAACCTGATATCGATTTCATCAGTAGCGGCAGAATAATCACCGGACACCCAGACCGTGCGCTCACCATCAAATGTGTAACCCTGGAAAAGCCCGAACTCGCTCGAAAGACGGTCCAGAAACTTCAGGTGCCAAGCCTCCAAAGGCTGGCCACATAGTGAGAATTGCGGAATTTGCCGTATATACGCGTGAACATCCTTCTGAAAGGACCGCGTCAACCAATATGGCAAAGCTTCACCAGCAGTGACAGTGCGAACCTTCGCAGGCTCTTTCACTCCGGCAACACGACATGAAACGTTATCTGGACCATCATCAATGAGAATATTTCGTTCTTTGGTGATCTCGTAGTCCCTCTCGTCTTCATCCATAACTCCGAACTGGTACGCGAACAACCGTGCATTTGCAACAGTTAGTAGGCCCGTCAGTTCCGGGTAAGGTATGCCGTATATGCATTTAGTACCGTAGGTGGGTAGGTAATCCATCATTAGCAAGACGCCTCTGCCTGCATTAGATAGATCCGACTCAAATGTCAAACCACAATACTTCTGCGCCAAATACGCACTGGCGCCACCACCCGATCTCCCGTTTTCAAAACAGGCGGAGCTCGATGGCTGCATCATCGTTGGCAATTTCGGTTGAAAATTAGCCAGAACTTTCCGCATCTTTGCGTCAACTTCCCGAACGAAATTATCGGGGCATGCTGCGGCAACACGCCGCAACGGAACATCACGACGTGTTCGCACACTCGTCGGATCAAACGGTACTCTTTCGAGAATCGTACCAGTGCTCATGGGACCTGGGGGCCTAGTCATGGCCTTCTTATGCTTCTTGAAAGTAGCAAGCATGAAATCTTCGCCAACTGGGAGGAAGTTTCTCTTCAGCTGTTGCATGGACGTAAACAATTTCCATGCCCGGAATTTTCGGCCACGATGGCCTACTGCACCGAAATGCACCGCATTACGAAGTTTCAGACGCAACCATCCGTGCGTCCCTCCATAGGCATCCCACGTGGGATCACTGGGGGTTTCGACTTCTCGAGGAAACCTTTCTTTATGCATCTGCTGCGCAAGCAGATTAGAGCTCCACCACTTACCGTACGCGAAAAGCTTGGATTCAGACATTGAATGAGTCTGAACGACCGAGATGAACTGGTCTAGTGGG